AAACAATATGGGTTTGTTTGGCAGAAGGTAATTACAGGAGATAAAATGCCGGGACATAAAAAATCTAAAATGATGGCTGGCGGTGGAGCCATGAAAAAATCTAAGGGTATGGCTAAAGGCGGTGCCATGAAAAAATCTAAGGGTATGGCTAAAGGCGGTGCCATGAAAAAATCTAAAGGTATGGCTAAAGGCGGTGCTATGAAGAAAAGTAAATACATGGCAAGAGGTGGTGCTATGAAGATGGCTAAAGGCATGGCTAAAGGCGGTGCTATGGGCAACATACCTAAGTCAGTATTGAAAAAACTTTAGTAACATACTTTAAATATTGTGGCATATTTAATATCAAACATACCTCAGTTTAAATGCTGGGTGCGTAAAGAATTTACGGCTAACCATCAAAAATATCATGGTGAGTATCTACATGCTCTGGCTATCGGTGTGAATACACTACCTGATAGGTCTTTATCGTTTCAGGTAGTTTTTACTGGTTGCGAAACTGACTTTGAAGGCTACCCTGATGAAAATGTGCATGGTGGTGCTATGTGGGCAAGGATGCCTATACAAGCACTGGTTGCCGATATACCACTACAAGAATGGCCTGAACCGATGGAAGACCATCTAGCACAACCTTGGGACTGTATGAGTCACGACCATAGTTTAGTTACCTTAGATAGAGTTAGTTCGAGTCCTTGGCACTGTAAAATAGGTGGTGAATTTTATTTGGGCAAATATCTTTTTACAGTAGATTACACAAACCACTCGATAGCAGATGACCCTGCTCAACATAAACAATCACATGTGTTATATTTAACTGATGCGGGTCATTGGACTGGCAATTTTGTTGCTTTACCTAATAACAGGGTAAGGGCGACCAACCCTGCTTTGTGGCGGACAGGAGAGGGTCCACCTGATTTTTCACCTTCACAATGGGTGCACTCAGCTGAACAACACGAGAGCTACATTGACCCAACAATAACTTTTGATAACCTATATAGTGAAGGAGATAAGAAAAAGTAATGGCAACATCCAGTAGTAAAAACTTTGAGCTAGATGTAGCAGAGTACATAGAAGAGGCATTTGAAAGATGTGGTTTAGAGTTACGCAATGGCTATGACCTAAAAAGTGCTAAAAGAAGTATTAACCTCATGTTAGCTGAATGGGCAAACAGAGGTTTGAACCAGTGGACAATCAAAGAAAAGACCGTATCTATGGTCAAAGACACCAAAAGCTACAACATCGATAGCACCAACCCTACAGCACCAATAGATGTGTTAGATGTCTTTATACGGGAAACTGTTGGCTCCGAAACTACCGATATACCTATGACAAGACTATCAAGAGCTGAATACGCACATATAACAACCAAGTCTAGCACTGGTAAACCAAACCAGTTTTTTATTAACAAACAACTGACACCAACAATATCCGTGTGGCCAACTCCTGACAAATCTAGCACTTATACTGTGGTGATGAATGTTCTGACAAGAATGGACGATGCAGATACAGCAACCAACACCTTAGATTTACCTTTCAGATTTTATCCATGTTTGACCGCAGGACTTGCATATTACATGTCTTTAAAAAGAGCACCTGAAAGAGCAGGCATACTAAAACAGCTTTACGAAGAGGAGTTTAGCAGAGCTATGACTCAAGATGAAGACCGAGCATCTTTTAGGATTGAACCAAGTACAAGGAGCTACGACATACCATGAGTTTTGCCTCAGGAAAACATGCTTATGGTATTTGCGATATTACTGGTTTCAGGTATAAGTTGCGAGATATGAAAAAAACATGGAACGGACTTTTGGTTGGTCCTGACCAATTTGACCCTAAACATCCGCAACTACAAAGAAGGGCGATACCTGATGACCCACAAGCTCTGAGAAACGCAAGACCTGATGTACAAGAAGACAACACTGTTTTTTTAGTTTACACAAATGTTGGCGATGGCTTATTGGGTGCAAAACTTGATACTTTTAGTGTCTCTGCTAATCTAGGTGAGGTAACAGTAACGACATGAGTTTTACATTAGCAACCCTAAAAACTGCGGTACAAGATTACTTAGAGGTTTCTGAAACCACCTTCACATCCCAACTAAACAATTTTATAGAGGAGGCAGAGGACCGTATCTTTTCTATGGTGCAACTTCCTAATCAAAGAAAAAATGTTCAAGGAGCTTTGTCTAGCAGTAACAGGTTTTTAGCCACACCTACTGATTTCTATGCACCAATGAGTTTAGCTGTTGTCAGTAGTGGCACTTATACCTACCTTGATTTTAAACATCCATCATTTATGCGTGAATATTCATCAACCACAGCAACAGGTCAACCAAAATATTACAGTTTGTTCGATGACACAGCTTTCGAGTTAGCTCCTGTACCTGATTCGAACTACACCATTGAACTACATTATTTACACAAACCAGCCTCGCTAACAAGCGGTAGTGACAGCGGTACAACTTTCTTGTCAACGGATTATCCCGATGCCTTGTTGTACGGTACATTAGTAGAGGGAGCAGTGTTCCTAAAAGAACCTCCTGATGTCGTTGCCCAATATGAGGCAAGATTCAAGGAGGCGATAAGTCGGATGAAGAATATATCTGAGGGTCGAGCAACCCGAGATGAATATAGATACGATTCTTTGCGTGGCTCAGTGACTTAGTGGAAGAGAACAATCTCAAATCAGTAGCTATAGTGGGTCTTGGTATTTCACAAGTAGATTTTGCTATTGGTCAACAAAACGGACAAACATGGGACCAAGTTTGGTGTATCAACTCAGCTGGTGGCACTTACCCTTGTGACAAAATATTTATGTTAGACCCTGCAAGCAGATTTTATGATAGTAATGATGCGGGACACCAAACTAATTCTATGGTCAAGGTGTTACAAGAAACAGAAGTACCTGTTTACACCTGTGAGCTTGATGAAAGAATAAAAAATCCTGTGTTGTTTCCTGTTGAAGAGGTCTGCAATGCGACAAGTTGTGCCTACATGAACAACACCGTAGCCTATGCTATCGCATACGCACTTTACAAAAAAGTAAAACGCATCGATTTATTTGGTATAGATTTTTCTTACAAAGAGAATTTACATTTTGCAGAGGCAGGTAGAGCCTGTGTAGAGTTTTGGATAAGTAAGTGTATGGCGAGTGGTATGCAAGTAGGTATTAGTGGCAGGTCAACTTTGTTAGACTCTAATATGCCAGCAACTAATAAATTATATGGGTTTCATAGATTAGACAAACCACTTGTAGCAGTACCACATGAGGGCAAGTTTATTATTGGCCCTTTTGATGAGATAAATAAAAAACTAGAAGAAAAAGGTTTGAAAATTAATGAGGATGTGGTTCCACCTGAACCTTACAGAGGATGAGTAGCCAAGGAGATTTTGTAGTTGGAAAAGTGGATGTGCATGTCACAGAAGGCAAAGGGCATGACCCTGAATTTTGGGCCGCACAAGCCACAAAAAAAATATGTGATATATCTATAGATGCACCTGAACATGTCAAGGCTCAGGCTGTTGCTTTTCAAAACCAAATTTATACTGTAATCTTATATACTATAAAAAATGCAATCGAGTCGAGAGATACGACTTTGATTAATTTGCTAATAAAACAAGGCCATGAAGATATGGCTAGAATTATTAAGGAATTATAATGGCTATAACATCTGCAATATGTACAAGTTTCAAACAAGAACTTTTGGTTGGAACACACAATTTTACTAACTCAAGTGGTAATTCTTTCAAACTAGCACTTTACACAAGTTCTGCAACACTAGGAGCTTCTACAACGGCTTTTACGACCACAGGACAAGCATCTGGAACTAACTATACCTCTGGGGGCAGTGCTTTAACAAATGTTACACCTGCGACTTCTGGGACAACGGCTATCGTTGATTTTGCAGACTTAACTTTTAGTACAGCAACCGTAACCGCTAGAGGTTGTATGATTTACAACGATACTAATAGTGATAAAGCAGTAGCAGTCATAGACTTTGGTGGCGATAAAACATCAACAGCAGGAGACTTTACTATTGTCTTCCCAAGTGCGACTGCAACTGGTGCAATAATAAGACTAGCTTAACTGCTATTCGTTTTCTTTGATAGGTTTACGATGTACATGTACTTTCGTAAACTCATCTCTAATATCTATGTTAGCAACTAATTGCTCGCCTTCCTTCAGTTTGGCTTGCTCTGTTTTCATAGCCTGTCGCAAGGCATACATCACATCTGCAAGATGTTGCTTTTCTAAATCAGTTTTATTAGACATTATTTTCCTTCCTTATACTCATCAGTGACTTCTTTGAAATACTTACTTTCAGCTAGACTGTCCCAAAGTTGGCGGTCTATCTTTTTAAATTGTTTAGGTTTTAGACCATACTTGCCACTACGATATTGTCTAAGCCAAACATGTTTATAACCGATTGACCTAACTTCTACGGTGGTAAAACCACAAGGAATTTTATCGGTTATCATCTGATAGATTTGAAAAATTTTCATAATTTCTTTCTCCTTTGTAGACACATAATTTTGCCTACATCCTTGATTATATCACACTTTGCAAAGATTTGCAAATCTGTATAAAACACAACATTAAGTAGAAAGTGTTTTTTTTCTGCTTTGTGCTAAAATTTTTTCATGCCATTTACAAAGTTAAATTTTAGAGCTGGTATCAACAAAGAAGAAACTGATTATAGTCAGGAAGGCGGTTGGGTTGATGGCAACTTCATTAGATTCAGAAAAGGCCGTGTCGAGAAAATAGGCGGTTGGGAAAAACTGAGTGCTAACTCAGTTGTTGGATCAGCTAGAGCTTTGCATGGTTGGGTAGCATTAGGTGGCGAGAAGTATCTTGGGGTTGGCACAACATTTAAGTATTTCATAGAAGAGGCTGGTACATTCAACGATGTCACACCTATTAGAAAAACTAGCACTAACTCCATCACTTTTGCTAAGGCATCAAGTTTAGATGGCTCGTCACTAGATGCCATTATAACAGTAACGGACAGTAGCCATGGTGCTGTGGAAGGAGACTTCGTTACAATATCAGGTGCAGTTAGTCTTGGAGGCAATATAACGGCATCAGTCTTAAATCAAGAATATCAAGTACAAGCTGTGACAGGAGCAAACACATACACCATACAAGCAAAAGATACCTCAGGCGATATAGTATTAGCTAATTCTAGTGATACAGGAAATGGTGGCTCAGGAGTAGATGGAGTATATCTTGTTAATTCAGGATTAGAGTTTTTTGTGTCTTCGACTGGTTGGGGTGCAAATGGTTGGGGTGCAGGAAGTTGGGGTACAGCCGCAACTTTATCAGCCACAAACCAGCTAAGAATATGGACACACGATAATTATGGAGAAGATTTAATAATAAACCCTAGAGCGGGTGGCATTTTCAGGTGGGTTGAAAACGATGGTGTATCAACTAGAGCTGTAAACTTGTCTACAACGAGTGGAGCTAATAAGGTGCCAACAGTAGGATTACAAGTAATCACCTCGGAAACTGACAGACACTTAATTGTACTAGGAGCCGATCCATTATCTAGTGGAACCCGAACAGGCTCAGTAGACCCTATGTTAATAGCTTTCAGTGACCAAGAAAATCCCTTGGAGTTTGAACCTAAAAACACTAACACAGCTGGTTCTCTAAGATTATCTAGTGGTAGTTCTATTATTGGTGGACTCAAATCAAGGCAAGAGATACTGATATGGACTGATACTAGCTTGTATTCTATGAACTTTATCGGACCACCTTTAACTTTTGCAGTTAATTTGATAAACGAAGGAGCAGGTTTAATAGCACCTAAAGCGGCAATAAATGCACCAAACGGTGTATTTTTTATGAGTAAAAATGCGTTTTATTTTTATAACGGTTCAGTGCAAAAGTTACCTTGTTCTGTACAGGATTATGTTTTCAGCGATCTTAATGTAGAACAATCTTTCAAATGTTTTGCCGCACTGAACGAAGAGTTTTCAGAGGTATGGTTTTTTTATCCATCAGTTGAAGATAATACACGAGAAATATCAAGATATGCCATTTATAATTATGAAGAAGGTTCATGGTCTATAGGTTCTTTGGAAAGACATGCTTGGTTAGAATCGGGTGTTTTCGATAAACCTTTAGCAAGTGGAGATGTATCAACGAATGAGTTTATATTTGAACATGAAAAAGGTTTCAACGATGATGACAGTGCTATGGATAATGTTTTTGTTGAGTCTGCTGATATTGATATTGCTGACGGTGATAACTTTGTATTTTTGCGAAAAGTTTTACCTGACATATTGTTTGTCAACCAAGCAGGAACCAGTCAAGACCCAGCAGTAAACTTAGTGGTGAAAAGAAGGGATTTTAATAACCAAAGTTTGAGTACAGATTCAACGAGTCAAATAAAAAATTCAACAACATTCTCTAGTGCACGGACTAGAGCTAGACAATTTGTGTTGCGATTCGAGTCAGATGACGATAATACCGAGTCAGACAGAAAAAATTACAAATGGCGATTGGGCGATACGAGAGTAGACATCATTCCGTCAGGTAGAAAATGAGTAAATTATTACCTACAAGGTTGCCTTTAGCACAGCGAGATGAAGTCGATGCAGATACATTCAATCGCTTAGTCAGAATATTAGAAATAAACTTAGATGCTCAAGACCCTGATCTTGTAAAAAGTTTTAATGCAACAGAGTTAAGCGAATTGCAATTTCAGGCTGGAGCTATTATATTTAATACAACAACGGAAGTTCATCAGGCTTTTGACGGCACAGAGTTTCGTAACCTGTATGAGCAC